ACCCTATAAGGATCTGCATCATCAACGACGATACCAGTCCACCATCTTAGATCATCACCATAAAAGTCAGTAATCATACTTTCACCACTTTCAATGTTAGGTCATGTTTCTCATCATAGAAATTATGTTTTGCTTCCACAATAAGATACTCTCCTGATTGTTCCTTGTCTGGCTTAGATACACCGTCTATCAATTGTAATATTTCAATGTTTATTTTATTACCGATTGTATTTAAGTTATTAGCCATAAATGTCCAAGCAGATACATCGATTGTTAAGGTACCAGTGCCTACTGCAGTAAGAATAGAACCACGTACCACCTTTGTTACAAGCTTATTTAGATTATCACCATCATAACCATAACTGTTACCAAAAGTCATACTAGGCGTTTGTATATCAAACACAAAGGTAGACTCATATTCATCTACTGGTTTATTGTCTACAGTAAAGTTTTTATCATAAAGATTAGCATCAAAATAATCTGATACCCTTACCTGTGGCTGATCGTTCTTATTATTAAATGTTATATCATGGACTTCATATCTTTGACCAACAGCACCTCTTACAATAGATGTGAGAGTAGTACCACCAACATTTCCTTTAATTTTTTCTATAGAAAGTATAGAACGGGCAGCATCTTTGCTATGAGCTACAGCACCGCCATACGAATATTTTTGCAATCTAGTCGGATCTTGCATCATATCACTTAAAGATTTTAAGTGAATATCTTCACTATTAAGTGTTGCATATAAGAAATATGGAAACCCGTCTTCATCTGTTGCTCTGTTTAATATCCATTTAGCTGCACTCAGAGGTGTTATGTAAGGTATGATAACAGACATAACTGCCTGAGCTGGTTCAGAAAAAACATTAACAGTTTTATCTAAAAAACCACTTACTATATTTTTTATAATCTGTGATGGTGTTCCGGAATAGCTTTTAGATATTTTTTGAATCTTACCTTTAAATGTATGAGGTTCTTGTAACTCAAATAAATATGATATCGTAGAATCATTTACAATTTCTTTAGCTATAACAGCCGTAAGCATAAATTCTCTTTTAATAGGTATTGTAGTCTCAGGATTTAAAATAGCATTCATATCAATTATAATCTTTTCAACACCAGTAATCTGTAACCGTGCAAAGATGTTTGCTGAATCTACTACCAAAATTCTACCAGAAATCCCACACTTACCTAAATTCTCATAAAGATTGAGTTGGGCAATTACTGTTGTGATATCAACTTCAATCGATTGGCCTTCTATTTCTGTAACAAATTTTACAGTATTATAGCCATACTGAGTTTGTGTAATACCAGACATTGATTAACCTTTAATGATTGATTCAAATTGAGTTACGACTTCTCGTACCACTTTAGGATTTAATGTTACAATTTCTGATTGATCTTCATTAAACTTAATAAGTCTATCTAAATATGAAACACCAGTATACCCTGAAGGTATTGATTGTGTATGAGGATCAATATCAACCCATTCACCATCTGCATTCTCATAGTGATGTACTGCAGTATACTGAGGACCATCTCCCGAACATATAAGTGTTTGTGTTTCACCACCCTCACCTACGTTTACACTCTCACCAACATTAAAGTTATTAGGACCACCTGTATCTACTACTAATTGTCCTAAGTCAAGTAATACTTCTTTAATCATACCACCAACACCAGAGATTGATCCAGTAACAACTTGACCTACCTTAAAGTTTGTATTACCAATATTAGTGGCTGTGGTAAGCATTCGATATGGATAGTTCATCTTTGCTGTATCAAATAATGTACTCTGATCTAATGGCCAACCACCTTCTCGTAGCTTTTGATTCAGAAGAAAGAATGTCCAATAGTAATCAGTTGTACCGTATAGTTTATATGATAGTGTGTCTGGTCTCTCGCCCTGTGGTATAGTATATTTCTCATAGAATGTTACATCACTAGGAACATCACCGATTACATCTGCATATGTATTTAATACTTGGAAGAGAACACTTGCTTCATTATCACCAAACTTATATAAAGTTTTATTAAAGTTTTTAAAAAACATTAGTAGCCACCTCTTTCGACATCATCTTTGCTGAGAGGTCTTGATTCTGTAAATGTAAGTGAAACATCACAATCTGTAAATCCACCATCCTCATGGAAACCCATACCACTTGTATTATAAGTCACGTTAATATCTCTTAGATATGATGGGAGTATTCTGGTAAAGACTTCTGAATTTTTATAGTACATCTTAATCTCAAATGGATCTGGAAATTTATAACCAAGGCTGATTGAATCTGTACCAATTTCTTCAGGGTACATAACTGTACGGAATCTTTTAATGATTGCTTCAATGGCTTTAACTTCTGATGCACTATTAGGTATCATTTTAAACTGGAATGCAAAACTACGAACTGGAACAGATTGGAATAGTGTTCTTGTATTAGGATTAAGAGCTACACGTGTTGCAGAAGCCAAAGCAGCATTAGCTCTTTCAAACTTAGAAAACTTGTTTGCAACTTTTAATGCGGCAAGAGATCCAGCATCTCCTCCTATACCTGTTTTTAGTCCATTAATTAAACCTTTTGAATCATTAACAAATGCATTAAATGCAGCTTTGGCAATACCGTCTCCTGATTTAAGAGAATTTTCTATACTAGCACCAATAGCACCAAGATTAGTTGTATCACTATATGAAATACCATCACGAAAATTAATGCCTGGTGGAAGATATAGTTGTATCTTTGGTGTGTTTGGATTAGTTGCAGTATTACCTGACCTTGGTGTTCTTCTTACAGTTTGCACTCTTATACCTGAACCTGTATCAATTGCTGCTCGATCAGTAGCACCTCTAGCAAGTTCTGCTGCTTGATCTAAACTAGACAATTCATTAGCACCTTGAGTACGTGAATCAAATTGAATAGGTTCGTTTGTCTCTGGATCTGTTACAATGGTATTTGCTACTTGTAAAAAGTTTTCAGCATTTAAAGGTGGTATATGTATTTGTTCAAATGTTATCTTTCCAGGATACTCGGACGAGCCTTGATCTTCTGGAAAAGATAATAGAAAAGATGATGTGCTGTTAGTCATTGTAAATACCTAATAAATAGAGTAGAAGTTTTCATTATTATTTATAAGGTAAATTATGGCATACTCTGGTAAATATAAACCAAAAAATCCAGCTAAGTATAAAGGTGATCATACAAAAGTAATCTATAGATCAATGTGGGAGAGACATTGTTTTAAGTGGTGTGACGAGAACCCTATGGTCAAGAACTGGTCTAGTGAAGAGGTAGTGATACCATACTTCTATGAAGTTGATAAGAAGTATCATAGGTACTTTATGGATCTAAAGATAACATGGAAGACTGGTAAGGTTGATCTGATTGAGATTAAACCAGAGAAAGAAACTAAACCACCAGAATTTAAAGGTAGAAAGACCAAAAGGTATATTACCGAGGGTATGACTTATGTAAAGAATATGAACAAGTGGAGTGCTGCTCAGACGTTCGCAGCAGATCGTGGGTGGGGGTTTCAGATTTGGACAGAGAACACTTTAGAATCCATGGGTATAAAACCTAAATCTACTAAGAAACTAAAACCATATTCACGCAAGAAGAAAAAGTGATATAAATAACATTATGAGTAAACTATTCCAAAACCTAGAAATCGAAGCCTTCAGAGCTGGCGTCACACCAAGAACAGATCAATCTCGTGCTTGGTTTCGTCAACGTGCAAGAGATATTCGTAGGGTTAATCGTAAACAACTAATGCAAAGTAATGAGGTAATACGAACTAGCGAGAGTGTTGTTGGTAACATGTATATGTTCTTCTATGATCCAAAGCATAAAGATACATTACCATACTACGATACATTTCCTCTTGTCTTTATTGTTGGTGATGCCAAGGGTGGTTTTACTGGTTTAAATCTACATTATTTGCCACCATTGTTACGAGCTAAATTACTAGGATCATTAATTGATCTAAAATCTAATAATAAGTATAATGCATCAACTAAGTTAAGACTGAGCTATGATGTTTTAAATAATTCATCTAAGCATGCACTCTTTAAGCCTTGCTTTAAACAATATCTCACATCTCATGTTCGGTCACAGTTCTCTATGGTACCAGCAGCTGAATGGGAGATTGCAACATTCTTACCTATGGCTCAATGGTCAAAGGCATCAAGCACAAAAGTTTATAGAGATTCAAGGAAAATGGTATGAGCTATAACGTCGAACAACTAAAATCTCTTATATCGCGAAGAGGTGGTATAGCTCAAGCTAACATGTGGAAGGTATATCTACCTCCATTGCCTGGTGTACAAAGTTCTCGTGAGTTAAATGTGTTATGTAAAGATGTTGTATTGCCTGGCAGACAAATCTTAACACAAGAGCGTACCATTGGTATGAGACCTAGGAAAGTAGCTTATGCATATGGAGAGGAAGATGTTTCTATGACATTCTTACTCTTAAACGATTATGGCGTAAAAGAATACTTTGAGACATGGCAGAATATGATTATTGACTTTGAGACACAGGGCATTAAATATAAAAATGATTACTGTAGAGACATTTTAATCACACAACTTGCTAAAAGAAAAAAGGATGGTATAGATATTAACTTCAACATCGATCTAAGTGCTAATTCACTTGCCGAGATGTTTGATCTAAGCATTACCACCGATATAGAAATTTATAAATGTAGACTGAGGAGAGCATTTCCAACAACTATGAATGCTTTACAACTTAACAATGAGCAAAATGGATTGCTTGAACTAAACGTCCAGATGTCTTATGACAACTGGGTATCTATTTAATGGAGTAAATAATGGCACTACCTAAACTAAATGAGCAACCTAAGTTTGAAATTGCTGTACCATCGACAAAGCAAGTACATAGGTTTAGACCTTTTTTGGTCAAAGAAGAAAAGGTGTTGCTGATCGCACTAGAATCAAATGATCAGAAACAAATGTTAAATGCAATTGCAGATACTGTAGACGCTTGTTCAAATGGCAGCGTTAAAGTTAATGAACTTACCACATATGATATTGAATATCTCTTTACTCAATTGAGAGGCAAGTCTGTAGGCGAGACTACCAAGCTGCAGATGGTCTGTAAAGAGTGTGAAAAGACTACAGAGGCAGTTATTAACTTAGATGATATTAAAATGACTGGTGGTACAGTATCTCCAATCATTGAGATTTCACCAACCATTTCAGTTGAGTTAAGTTATCCTGCATATGTAAATATGATGAATGATGATACTATTATGGGTGATGATGCATCAGCAGCTACTTTTGCTATGATTAGAACATGTATTAAAGCTGTACTTACTGAAGATGAACGTATTGATATGAAGGATGAAGCTCCTGAAGCAATTGATGAGTTTATCGAGTCGATGAATTCTGGTCAGTTCCAAAAGATTAGAGAATTTATTGATGATATGCCTGCTATGAAACATAATGTTGAATTTACTTGCGAACATTGTGAACACGAAAACAAAACAGTATTGGAGGGCATGCAAGCTTTTTTCTCGTAGGTCTATCTCATAATAGCTTAGTAAGTTATTATCAGACCAACTTTGCTCTTATGCAGCATCATAAGTACAGTCTGACAGAGATAGACAATATGATACCATGGGAAAGAGAAGTATATTTAAGCATGCTCACTGAATGGTTAAAAGAACAAAAACAGGAAGCTGAGAGACAAAATGGCAACAGCAACTTTAGATGACGTAAACAAAACGCTCAAGGATCAGAATAAATCCCTTGGCGATTTATCATATGGATTTAGAGAATGGTTTAAACTGCAACAGCGGGAGCGTCTTGATCAATTAGAGCGAGATAGAGAAAATAAAAAAACTGCTCCCTCTGCCCCAGCTACAGCTAATGCATTTAAAACAGATTCCGGTGATGGCAATAATAATCCATTTGCACTTCTACTTAATCCGGCAAAACTTATTCTACCATTAGTTGCTGGTATTACTGCTGTAGGTCTTGCTTTTGCAGGACTGAGAGGCTGGGAAATACCAGTCATTAAAAAAGTTGCTCAAATGAAATTGGTACCTAATGTTATATCAAATGGTATCACTAGAATGCGTAACTCGGTATTTAGAATGTTTGGTCTTACACCTGAAGGTACTTTAACTCGAGATGCAAAAGGTAGATTTACAAGAGTCGCACCTATTACAACTCAGATTAGTATGAGAATGAATGCTTTAAGAATTAGAGCATTAAGAATGTTCGGACTTGGTGCAGATGGTAAACTTCTTGCTGTAAAAGATAAAGATGGCTTATTTAAAAAGAATATCATTGGTAGAGTTACATTCCAAATAGGAAGATTACTTAGACCATTAATGGCTGTATCAGATGGTGTTGGCAAATGGGCAACTGGTTCTGGTGCAAAGATCATGGAATTTATTAGAGGCTTTGGTGGTAAGGCTGGAGGCTTTGTAAAGATTGTAGGTAAGATCCTATGGCCTATTGGTTTTCTTATGTCTTTATTTGATGGTGTAAAGGCTTATCAAGAATCAGATGCAGATGGATCTATAGCAAAACTTGGTGATGGTATTGGAGGATTTCTGGGTAGCTTTATTGGTGCACCATTTGATCTTCTTAAAAAAGGTATCTCATGGGTTATTAAGAAACTCTTTGGTGTAGAAACAAACGAAGATGGTAGTATTCCTGAAGGTCAGGGTATGGCTGGTTGGATTGTAAAACAACTTGAATCATTTAGCTTTGAAGAAACAATTAAAAAACTTGTATCTGGTGTTTTTGGTGTTATACAAGGAGCTGTGGACTGGGTCAAACTTCTCTTTACAGATCCTAGTGAAGCATTAACTAAACTGTGGACTGGACTTGTGGGAGAAGGTGGTTTAATAGATATTCTAATGACACCATTTAATGCTGCTGTAACTTGGGCAATGAAAAAGTTTGGTTGGTCAGATGAGAATGCACCTGACTTTAATCTACTACAAACAATTAAAGATACATGGACAACTGCAAGAGATAAAATAAAACAAGGGTTTGTAGATTTTGGCAATTGGTTAGCAAGTATACCAGCTAAGATAAAACTCATGGCTGTTCAAGTCATAGATAGTGCTACACCTGATTGGCTAATAGATATGTCGGATGATATAGAGGCAGCTAAGGCTGCTGTAGCTGCCTTTCAAAGGACAGAAACACCAACAGCAGGACAAGAAGCTGCAGTTATGACTTATCAAGACGCAATCTTGAGAGAAGCCGAAAGAGCTGCTAGTGTAGCCAATATAGCTGTTGATGCCTCAGATAATAGTACAACTGATAATAGCACAACTGGTGTAATCAATCTAGGTGGTGACGGATCAGCTATGATATCTGAAGATGAAGTTGCAGCTGGTTGGGCAGCAGAAGCTCACAAGTATGCTAGTCAATAAAAAAAGGGAGCCGAAGCTCCCTTTCTCATAATAACAATGGTCTTAGTTATTAACCTTCAGCTGCAAGTTTAGCAAAGTAGGACATAGTGTCATCATTGTCTTCCGACATCTCTGCAGCTGTAGTAGGAGCAATAGTTTCTGAAGGAGAAGTTGCTTCCATACTAGCCATGACTGGTGCTGGTTCTGCGGTATCCAAGGAGACTGCCGCTGCTGTAGTCATGGTTTGATTACCAAGAACACGATCAAGTTTGGTTTTTAGCTCATCGTATGTCTTATAGTTCTTAGCATCAGTAAACTCAGTTAGATCATGCATAGAGTTGTAGTAACCCTCCAGCTCGTCATCATCTTGAGATAGAGCAGTAGTTGAAGCAAATTCTGACTTATCATAATTACGATAGCCTTCTACTTGACGGATCTTGAGTTTAAAGTTTGCACCAGCCCAGAAATCAAATGGGTTGATAGGATCTTCATCCTGAAATTGTGGTTGCATTACATCCATGATCTTATCAAAGATTTTCTTACCGAACTGATAAAGCATTACTTTACCCTCGTTCTGAGGGTTAGCTGGATCAGATACAACAAGTGCATTAACCACATAGTGTAAACGCCGTTTCTGTCTACGAACAGTATCTTTGTTCGCTTCGATACCAGTGTTCCACAGCTCTGAGTTGTGCTCAGAGACAGGGTCTTGTTGGCCAATTGAAGTCAAAGACTTTTCAATATACCATTGACCTGTAGGGCCCTTGAACCCATGATCCCAATAACGGACCCATGGTAGTTCGGCTCCCTCTGCTGCCGGTAAAAAACGGAGAATAGCAAAACCATTTCCTGCTTTATCCACAGTGGGCTTCCACAGACGATCATCTCCATATGATTTCTTTTCATTACCACCACCAGCACTTTCTGCTGCTTGGATAAGTTTGGAGATGTTTGATTTATTACGTTTTAGATTTGCAAAAGACATTTATATTTCCTTTATATTTGCTGAAGTGTACTGTAATATCATAACATAAATTAGGCAGAATGTAAACCCTTAATCTTCAAAGATTAACATATTCTGCCGAGGTAAGAAGTTCAAATTCATAGCTTCTGCCTCTACTTTCTCAATGATAACACCATTGAGAAATTTCTTAACATCCTCTGGTTCAATATTGTTCTTATCACAAACATATAATATTGCATCCATATAGGATATTTTTTTCTTGAATACTGTCTTCTCAACAAGAGTTGAGAAGCCAGATTTATTTAGGAAGTTTGGTTGATCATTCACTGGCATAGACAGTGTTTTCTCCGAGATAGATTGTTCCAATATCATTATAATATACTCCATGAGTTCGCTTGATCATACCATCTTTATCAAATGATGGTTTAACACAACGATATTTAATTTTGTGTTCTCCATGCTCACCATAGAACATATCAACATATACTCCGTCACGTAAATACTTTTCCAAGTTACTGACGTACTTCTGACGATTAGCCAATTTACTCTCAGCGCCTTTTACATTCTTACGGACTTCTTGCCGTGCAGATGCAACCAACTCTTTTTGAGTTTTAATCCATTTCTGAACTTTACGGAAGTGAAAGATGTCGTCTTCACCACGACTAAGAACAGTCTCATGAATATTCTTAAACTTAGGCGGATTTTCTGCCATACGTTTCTCACGTGCTGCAGCCAAACGTGCAATAGCTGCAGCTTTATTTTCTGCAGACATTGGTTTACGAGCTTTCTTAAACTTTTTACGCTTTACTTCTTTAACCATAACAAATCTCCTTCATTTGATATAAGTATTATAACACATCCAATTACAGATGTAAAGCATTATTTTCGTTATTATTCATTTTTTTTCGTCAAGAAGGATAATTTCAATCTCATCACCGCCATCAATGTAACGATGTTTTATATATCCTTCTTCACATAGGTATGTAATTGTATCACCTACTATAAGATCACGTTTGCCTTCTCCCCATATCTTTCCAATCATATATCCAATGAAGGCAGAGCCGCCGAAGAATAGCCAGTTTATAATAGTAGGATCAATCCACATATAAGTCTCCCTTTAGTGTTATTTATACACAATCAAATGAGACTACATTCTCAACACGGAAAGAGCGCCAGCCCTCAGCATTGATATCATAGACAGGAAGAACCTCCTCATTAATATTACGAACCTTTTTCTGAGTGATAGGTTCATCTTTAGTAGCTGCAGGGATAATATCCTCTCGGAGAGTACACTGCATATCACGTGTATCACCATTGACTTTTTTAAAGACAACACGACATGTGCTAGCACTTAACTGTTCAATCATTTCACTTCTAGTAATCATACGTTTTTCCTTTCTACAACATATGTGCCTTCCGGCAGAGACCATGCTTGCATTAACTTATAATACATTTGTGCATTCATGGCAATTAAATCAAATTGTTGACGGTGCTCATTCCATTGTCGAATGAATACTCTATCGTCCCACATGAGAACACCAACATCTTCAAGATCGCCTTCATGATCTAAGATAGTAATGATAGTTTCATCTTCCTCATGTTCTATCGTAAACATTAACGGCGCATATTTGCTATAGCAACAGCATCCTCTTTACGAGTAATAGGAACACCATTAGACTTGTGCATCTGACCAATACCAATAATATAATCACCAGTATATTGTGTGGCATCTTTCTTAGTACCATTACCAGCAATCTTATCAGAAGTCATTCTAGGACCAGTGTTATAATCTGGAATAGAATTACCAGCATCAGCCTTAACTTTACCAACACCCATCTTTTTCATAAAGGCTTCATGATCGGCTGCACGTTGTTTCCAACCTGGTGCTTTTTTCTTCTTAGATTTACCATGGACTTGAACGCCCTGTATCATATGCATACTCATTCAGTGTATCTCCTATCAACCGCAGAAGCATCCCAGACATATGGACAATAACGATACTTTGGTCCAAAAACAACCACATCACTATCACTAACTTCTGAGAATACTCGATCATCATAATCCCGGTGGATGTAAACTGGTCCACCGAAAACTCTAAGAGCGCGAACATACTCGTCGCCCCTAAATCCTACATAGTGTACAGTTCTCATAACATCTCCTAATTTCAAACTACTTTTCTCAACACCCCTAGTATCTTCAATCTTAACGCACGGCCTTATTGACGTTGCCGCTCTGTCTTAACTGAAACTAGCATTGAACTTTTAGGTGATCTGCCCTCTGTTCGGATGCTGAGAAAAGTAGTCTCCAAACTATTTAAAGTAGCGCCTGAGAAACAACTACAAGGAAGTGTACTTTTAGGTAACCCAATAAAACCCTCCGTACCAGACGCTAGTTAAAATAGTTTTCGTGGGAGGGACTTTCTGCAGTGCCCCTCCCCTTATCTACTTTCCCGTCAGTAGCAAACGCCTGGGTTTCCTTCGGTACCAGATGGTCATACCCACCTAACAATACCATGTACATTGGCAGTTAGGTTTTTCGATAACAATTAACTAAATTTAATTAATCCCAATCGTTATCGAATTTCGTTGTGTGATACATTGTCTCGCCATAATACTCGGCAGCATATTTAGAAGCATCAGTCCACTGATAAATGTTGTGGGTTTCTTTAGGAGCTTCCACAGACTTACGCTTAGGCTTTATATTAGTATGCTTAACATTTTGCATAGTGCGAGCAGAGTTGGCTTTGATCTTAGCCATTTTGTTACGACGATCGCCAATCTTTTTTATTAGAGCCAAACGGTCTGCTTTTTGAGTTGCTGTCATAGTCATATGTAATCTCCAATGTTGTTTCTTTGAGTAGTA